AACGATTTAAGATACTCTTTTCACTTTCAGATAGCTTATTAAGTTGTTTGTTCATATTAGACTTGAATCTTTTTTGAGCTTCCCATTCCTCGGTAGTACCACCTTTTTCAAGGAAATCAAGCCATGACTCATATTCTGCTCTATCAATATGAGGAGCGGTTGAACAATGACACCTTGGGTGCATCGGTGGAGCATTTAGTCCAGGCATCATATCTTTAACTTTAAACACTTTGCCATCCATTAATTTACACGTATCACATACATCACTGCTACCGCAAGCAATATACTCGTATTCATCAAACCCATTTTCAATATAGGACTTTTTTTGTGCATCTGTTTGAACTCTTGCTAACTCAGTCTGCATTAATCGTTCAGCATCCGACTGTTTTACGTTAAAACGCTTTCTAAGCTCAGTTGCAAGTGTTTTTGGATTCTTACCTTGAATAAGGCCAATTTGTAATAATTTATTTAAATCACTTTTTAATAAATCCTGATGCATCCAGATACGATCGCTAAAAGTAGCATTGTGAAACGACGCATTAACGATTGAATTAGCCAATTTAGTGTTATTTTGTACTGTTTTGCCTAAAACACCTGATTGTCGCTTGAATTCATCTATAGAGCGTTTTTTTAACGCTTTATAAAACAGCTGATAAATCTTACTGTGACCTTTAGCAAGTTCAAGACCTAAATTAGCCTTTAACAGCTCAAGCCTATTAACTTTCATCGTTAAGTTATAAAGTTTCATTGCCTCGTTAGCTTCTTTGGTGAAATCTTTTGTTTTTACATATTTAGCAGCTTTGCGCGCATATTCTTCTATATCTAACTTAGAAGCTCTTTTCTTAGCCTCAGCCATGGTTATACCATTTTCACTAGCATATTTAGCATAGAAATTATTAATGGACCTCTTGCACTCATCCATCATGTCTTTGTAAATTTTATTTAATTCCTGATTGTATTTCTTTTCTTCAGTGATATTGTGCTTATGTTGCTCATTTTCCCGATTGCGCCAGTAATCATAACTGCCCATTACAATTCACCACTTAATATTTTTTTAGCTTCATTTGTATCAATACCGATTGCAGTAGAAATTAATTTCACAGCCTGACCCTCAGTTATAGTACCAGAGGTGAATTGAGCCATTATAGCTAATAACGACTGTGTTTGAGCACCATTTAAAGTTTTTCCTTGAACCTCAGTAACAGCATCATCCTTATAATCCAAGTCAGTACCATTTTCAAACATTGTTTTAGCAACAATATCATTTTCAGCATCCTGTTCTTCATTTTTTAAACGGTCGATTTCACTTTGAACATCGTCAACGATCGAAAGAACTTTTAATTGTGTTTCCTTTGAGATTATACCTTCAAGCGAACTTGCAACTTGCGCCTCATCGGTGATATTAGCAGGAATATTAAAAGTGAATTTGTAATCAAGACCAACCCAGGCATCACTTTTTACTTTAGAAAGCGGATGTGAAAAAAGGAGTTTGTAACGCCTGTTCATTCCACTTGTAAATTTACGTTCCTTAGCCTTTGCTAGATTCGTCATTGATAGAAGTTTGTATTTTAATGCTATTCCGGAACTTGTACCAAAATTTTCATCACTAATATTCGCAACCATAGAAATCTGAAATATCAATCTTTCAAGACGTTCAATTAAGTTTTCCTGTGTTCCATCTGAATTTGGTTTATCCATAAATTCAACAACCATATTAACTTCTGGATCACCTTCAAAATTAACGATACGGTTATCACGTATCTGTTTAACACCATTTGTATCAAGTTTAGCACCTAGAACTTTTAAATAGGCATCTGCAAAATAATCAACATCATTAGCTTTTTCACTTATAGCCTTGTTATAGGCGTTGATCATCGGCATAGCTGACTCAAAAATACCGGTGCGTTCAGCATTCTCAACATACTCAGTTACCGGCACACCATCAAAACCATGAGGATGTTCATCGTCATCGAAAACATACGATCCGTTTTGATGAAATTA